TCATTTATTCCGCCAAAAATCTGACCACCTAACCAGCAGCAGCCATGCCACAACAAAGATGATGGTGGCGCAGGCACTCCCCACACCACCAACAATCATCCCGAACTCAAGATCGGGCATCATTCTGAATTGCTCGCCAGATAGGCGAATATGAATACGCCGCTGCATAAACCGCCGATAAATCCAGCGATAGCCGTAGCGGTAAAAGCAATTGCGGTCATGTTACGCCTCCTGGATGGCCGCATTATCGGCCTTGCACTTGGCAAAGATGGCCTGAATATCCGCCACACTCGGTCCGGTCTTGCTCTTGGACTGTTCGATGGCCTGCTTCACCGTTTCATAAACTTCCGGCCCGTATTTCTCGGCCAGACCGGCCACGGCACCGACTACGCCAAGAATGGCACTTGCTTCTGCTGCGTTCATGTTATTTGCTCCCGCCAATAGCTGCACAGGCATCCGGCGTGGTGCCGGTTTTCAGGCCTGCCCAGCAGGTTTCAAAAGATGCGAAGTCTGCCTGCAATGCGCCCACGGCTGTCTGCGTGAGGCTCTTGCCGCTCTCAATGGATGTTTCCAGAGACTGGATCTCATTAAACACAGTCTGGCTGGCGCGTTTGGCAATGTCTTTCTGTGTATCAGTCAGCGCTACACCAGGAACCTTGCCCGCCATCACATCCGGCATCGGGTTGGCCAGCACATGATAGCCGCTATCCACATCGAAAACGGTCTGGTTCAGCTTGGCCTGCGGTGTTGCGCCACAGGCAGCCAGAAGGGGCAGCAGCCCCAATGCGAGGAATGCTTTTTTCATTTCGGATCGTCTTTCTCAGATGATGATGAGAAGGCTAACTTTTAGTTAGCCTTTGGCTCTGATGGCGTGGCCGCAGCCTTTGTGCGCATCAGAATGGCTCCGTTAGCGGCTTGACCCCAGTTGGCAGCAAAAACGCTCAGAACCCGGTAAACCGGCCACATCTTGGAACCGGCAGGCGGTGCCGGAATCTGTGTTGCCATAAACCCCAGAATGGCTGCGGCGCTCAGGCCAATTTCCACCCAATGAGCATATGGCTGCGGCAGCTGTGTGAGAGCCAGCAGCAAGGTGCTGGCAATGCCACCGGCCTTTGCCGTTTGGACAAGGGCGGTTTTGGTTGTTGGTGTATCAGCCATAGCCAGCCCCACGCATGCTGACAGGCAGCGCGTTGATATCCATGCGCTCAATGATGATGTTTTCTTCATTCAGCCGAAAGCCGCTTTGCCGCAGGCGCTGGGCCAAACGGTCGAACAGCAGATCTGCCAGGCAATCCAGTTCATGCCGGGACAGGGGATCTCGCTCACTCATGCGTTTTCCTTCACGCGGTCGATTTCCGCCGCGTTGAGTTGATCTGTGGGAATAGGAGAGGGCGCAGGCGCTACTGGCTGCGGATCACAGGGATTAACCCCGCTCCACAGCAGCCATTCCGCATGACGCCGTGCTGTCAGGCCGGGCACCGTAATCAGTTGGCCGTTGCGGTGCATGTGGTTCCACAGCAGCAACTGATCACTGGCCGCGATATCGTGGCCCGCGTTCAGATCTTTCAGCAGTGTGGAACCTGCCAGCGCTGCTGTGCCCAGATTGTACTGGAAATCCAGCAGCGCACCCTCGCGGTTTGGCGAAAGCTGTGTACGCACCAACTGGCGCAGCTTTACCCGCAGGCCTGCCAGCGTGAAAACCAACAGGGCTTCGGCCTGCTTCTGCGTAATGGGCGCGGTTTTGGCAGTTACGGCGGCCCCGTTGGCCAAGGCACGATTGCCATAACCAATAGACCAGTAACCCGCCGGACAAACGTAAGGACGCAGGCGCAGGCCCTCGAACTTGCGGCACAGGCATGCCGCCAGCTGGATGGAATCATTCATCTGTTTTTCCGGATACAAAAAAGGCCGCTCAATGGCGGCCAGAAAGGTGCGAAACAGGGAAGGCTTTGCCGAAAAGTAGGTTTTCGGCGAATTCGGCAATGCAGCTAGGGATGGCTGAACAGGTGATAAAGCGCTGCGGCCAGCGTTGCGATGCCGGTAGGGCCCAGCATGCTGGCAACCCACATGGTCAGGCGCGTGGCGCCGGCGCGTTCGGCATCATCAATCGCCATTTTGTCGATCTTGGATAAAATCAGCGTATCCCGCTTTTCCAGCGCATCCGTGCGTGCCGTCAGGGCAACGCGGGCATCGCGCTCTTCTCGCTGATCTTTTTTCACCTCACTGAGATCCCCCTGCATGGTATCAAGTTTCGCTAGGACGGTGCGCAGATCTGCACCATCGTTTTCTGCTGTGGGCATGATGTGTCCTGATATAAAAAAAGCGGCCTAAAGCCGCCTGAAATTCCAGATTATTGTGCCCTAAGAGGCCATGACGCCTAGCACCAGAATTAAGCCACTATACCCAAATCCGCTCAGCGTTCCGTCTGCGTTCAATGTCATTTCATAGGGTATAAATGACCAATCACCATTCCCATTACCAGCCTCCATCCCCGTCGGAATGGCCAGCATAAAACTGGAGAGTTTCAGGACATCTCCGGGCACTCCAGAGCTATCCGTGAGATAGACTCGATTGAACGACACAACTCCAAAGATCAGCTGTATCTGGGGCAATTTCAGCACATCTATCTGACTGCCACGCGATGCGATCAGCTGGCCGGGCGCATCCTTTTGCGTGACAAACTGAGCTGCCATATCGGAGCGCCCATACACCAGCGTGTGCATGCTACGGGCATTGACAGCCCTTTGCGTGCCAGGCGTTGAGGCATCCGCACAGCTCAGCGTGCCATCATTGTTCAGCAGCGGCGTGCGTGCTGCAGGCGGCCACGCCCGTATCGTCACCAGCCCTTCAAAATTCAGTGGAACAGTTGTGCCCGCAGTGGTGCCCAGAACCGTTGTGCGGGCCAACGTATTCGGTGAGCCCGTGTTCAGTGTACCAATGCCCCATTCTGCCTGAGACCCATCATCAGCAAAATAATAGACCTGACCGTCCTGCGCATTGGCCTGCGCAAATGACCAGCACCCACTCACCGCTCCATCCAGAATAAAGGAAGACAACCCCGGATTGCCCGCCGTCTCCATCACGGCACTGAGGAGTGTAGCCGTCATGACGTTGTCACCAGCAGCTGAAATGTGCCTGTCAGCCCAGATGTGGCATTTGTGCCAACTAGTGTCAGATTTGGCGCGTCATACCGGAACGCTCTAAAATTATCTCCAGCACTGGCCGTACGAATCCAGCCTATGGCACTCACAATCCCCGTGACAGCAATCGGGATCGGGAACTGCGGCCAGCCTGTATTTTCAAACGTTCCAGATTGCTGTGCCGTAAAAAACAACAACGAGCGCCCGTCACCGATTTTTATTTCAACGTAATCCGTTGTCTCTGACACCTGCGCATACGTGCTGCTGGCAGCCGCCTGCGACAGGAATGTGCTGTCAGCTTCCGTGCGCGGGTAAAACAACGTGCCGGCAGATTTGGCATTCAACGCACATGCGGACGTCACATCACTCACATCTCCCACAGGCAGACACCCGGCATCATCCAGCAACGGCATGCGCTCAGCAGGTGGGCAGGAGTAGATATTGACTGTCCCTGAAAAATTCAGCGGCGCGGTGCCCCCATTGGTGGTGCCAATCACCGTGGTGCGCTGCAGCACATTGGGACTGCCCGACACAAATGTGCCTTCACCCCATTCTGTCTGATTGCCATCACTCGCGTAGTAAAAAACCAGATCATTGCTGGCCAGACCGGACGAGAACGGCAGACGCCCGGAGACAGCGCCCGCCAATGTAAATGATCCGGTGCCAGGATTGGTGGCGGTCTCCAGAACCATATCCAGCAGTTTTGCGTTTGCCATTACAGTCTCTCGGTCAATGTCAGGGATATTTCGTGCCGGTCTGCTGCGCCAAATGGATTTGACAGATCACTGCCAGCACTCAGACGCCCATACAGTGCCTGGGCAGCCAGTGTTGCGGGATCTGCGCTGGGATCTGGCACAAACAGAACATTGCGGTCTGCCGCGGCTGCCAGCAGGATCTGATCCAGCACAGCCGCATCCGCATCTCCCAACGATTGATGCGAGATCGTGTATTTGCGCTGATACCAGCGTGTGGATGTAAATTCCTGTCCGCCCAGAGACGTTACGGAATCCTGCCCCAATGTCCGCCCGAATGTGCTGGACGTGCTGTAATTGCGCACCGGCTGGAACAACGGCCCGGCATAGACCAGAGGGATATCCAGATACCCGTCCGGATTGGCCGTATCCGTGATGGTGATCTCGCACCTCTCATCTGTCACCGTGCTGGGCAGCACATGAACACACTGCCCATTTGCCTCATTGCACGGGCCAGACCAGTCTGTGTGCCAATCGATACCCCACCAGCTGTTTACGCTGCCAGTGCGGATGCGCCAGGTTGCCGAGGCACTCAGGTTGGTGCGATGCAGGCTGAAGGCGCGCCACTGCGCACCGGGAACACCGGATACCGTGAGCACGGCAGACGTTGCCGGCGCACGCCAGCCCAGACTGGGTGCGCCTTGCGGGATGCGCAGATTTGAGACAGGCAGGCTGCCAACCTGCGCACTGGCTGCCAGCGTGGCGTCAAGCACACGGTTCTGCCAGCCAAAGCCACAATTTTCCATTTCAGACCAGTATTGTCAGTGTTGTTGTCAGATCCGTTGCATTGATGTGCTCACCCACAACAATGCCGGGAACGCCAGCACGCAGACCAGGAACTGGCAGGCAGATGCCCACACGATCCCCCAGATCCAGCAGCAGCGCGTAGTCCTGCGGGATATCAACCGCCCATAACCGGCGCTGCACGCCCCATAACTGCCCATGCGCTGTCGCCACACTCTGCGCATCAGCCTGATTGGCCAGAGCCGTTGTGATCAGCGCGGGATCATTAGGCACGCGATAGCTTTCTCGCACCCGCGTCTCAACCCACGAGGCCGTGCGATCCTGTTGCGCGACCAGTGCCAGCCGATCCGCTGTGGCCTGCGGATGCAGTGTGGATCCGCTGCCCTGCACCGTGAAGTTGTGCTGATACCCGATACGCCAGCGCCATGTGGGTGGATCCAGCGAGGTATCCAGCGCCACAGGTTCAACATTCGTGGCAATATCAACCGTAATTGCCAGCTTGACGCTGTCTGTGGTCGCGGGTGCTGCCAGCTGCACAGGCAGCAATGTGCCCCCACGCGCAGGCACCAGCGAGATACCCAGACCGGATAACAGTGTGGTGGTCACGGATTTCCCGGTGACACTGCTGGAGCCGTCCCAGTACCAGCCAGCCTGATAGGGTGCCAATGTGGATGTCTGTGGCCAGGCCGGATCAATATATGTTGCCGGCACGCCCAGATCCTCCAGCAGCATCTGCCGCAGGAGATCAAGCACATTCACCATGGACGCCCCGGAACGGAACTGCCCCACCGCATCCAGCGTAATGGCATAAACCGGCTTTGTGCCCAGCCTGATCCATGTGCCTGATGATCCTGTCTGCACCGTATAGGTGCCCGGTGCCGGGCTTGCGGCATAGATATCCGCAACCGTTCCCGCGCACTGGATGCCGCCCGCATAACCGCCTTCATACAGTGCGGTGATGCGGGCCGGCCCATCCGAGATCTGATAAACGTAATTGACGCTATCAATCAGAACGGGCGTGATGTTGCAGACCACACCGCGCAGGCGCGGCATGTTCTTCCCCTTGACGTTGCTGTCACCATCCAGTTTGCCAGTGCCTCCATAGGTGGCCACCACCATGGCGCCATCCAGCCAGTACGTGGCATCCAGCACATCAAACGAGACGGCATTGAGGGCTGGCTGCCAGTTTTTGGCCAGACCAGAGAACAGCACCGCCAATGATGATCTGGCAGGATCTGCCCCATTAAGGGGTTTGGAGCCCTGCAAAACCGTAACAGGCAGATGATCCACCACCGCATTGGCCAGCAGGTTATCCAGATATCCCCCGCTATTGGTCAGTTTGAGTGAGCCAATGGACAGGCTACCCCCCAGCGCATCAGAGGACAGTGTCAGCGCACGGCTCAGATCAATCCCCTCATTGAGGAAGGGTGGATACGGCGTGTTGGTCTCATCCACATATCCCAGATCAGAGACACGCACGGTGGCATCTGTGGCAGATCTACCCTGCGCCAGCGCAGCCATCCCCCACGGATACGCACCCCACGGCAGAGGTGCGCTGCTTTGAGCTGGCGCACCGATGCTGGCACTGATTTCGACCAGGCGCAGCCGTGCACCAGCAGACAGAACCGCACTCATGCTGTCTTGCCTGCCTGTGCTGTCACGAGCGTGTTCATTTTGAGTGTGCTGGCAACTTTCTGGTTAGAGGCGACCAGCTCCGCCACCTGTTTTGCCAGGGTTGCCACTGTATCCGAGAGGGATTTGGTGTCGGACGTGCTGGATTTCGCCTGCGTGATCAATGTCTGCTGCATCTTGCTCAGATTGGCATTCACCAGATTGCCCAGATCCGTTGTGACGGTGCTGAACAGTGATGCGTAATCCGTGCCCGATCCATCATAGGTTTTGCCGGTGCTCAGCAGTGTCTGGGCATCGGTCTGCATCCGTGAGAGGGCATCGTAATCCCCACCCATGGCAGCCTTGTAATCGGTCTGGAAATTATCGTTTGCCACGCCATACTGATCCTCTGCAGAGAGCGGCGAGGCATCAGAGGTGGCCAGACCGTTCACGTAGGTTGTCAGGCTGGAGAAGATACTCGCGATACTCTGCTGCGCCTGATCAACATATTGCTGCTGTTGCTCGGCTGCCTCTTCCTGCTGTTCAGCAGCCTCCTGCGCATACTCCCGCTGGATCTGCAGGCGTTGGTCAGACAGTGACTTATCCATCTCCAACACCATGTCCTGGTATTGTTTCTGGGTAGCGTAGTTACCTCCCCAATAGGTTTTGGCCAGCGCATCCAGCTGGCTTTTCTGCTGGGATCCTGAGGCATCAAAATTCAGCAGATCTGCCCCTTCCTGATTGCCCTTGGCCGCCATGTCCGCAGCCTCCCAGCTCTCCTGCATACTCTGGATAGAAGCCCACGCTTCATTACGCTGTTCGGCAGCCTCCTGTGCTGCCTCCACAGATTTCTGGTCATACTCCCGCTGGATCTGCAGGCGTTCATCTGCCTGGGTTTTTTCTAGATTAGACAGCTGATGTTGGTAGGTGACGCTGGAGGTATAGCTATCCCCAGAAAGCTACGCCAGTTATCCTGCAACTGCTGGATTTCCTGTGCGGCACTCACCTGCTGATTGAGCAGATCTGCCCCTTCCTGATTGCCCGTAGCCGCCATATCACGCGCCCGCACAGACTGATCGGCCTGATCCAGCGTGCGCTGTTCGGCGTCAATCATCTGCTGGGCAATCGCATTGCCTTTATCCAGCAATGCCTGGGCATCCAGACCGTAGGACGCAGCTGTTTTGGCGGCATCCTGATATTTGGCTTTCAGAGCATCCACCTGCTGCATCAGGCTTTCTGAGCCCGATGCCGTGACATTGAGCAGCCCCGGCATTGTGGTGCCGACAAACTCCTCAATGGCCTGAAACTGGCTTTGCAGATCATCCGTGCTCAGCGTCTTTCCATCCAGAGTGGAAAGAGCCTTGGCCATATCCCCGGTGTAGCCGTTGAAATGATCAACGGTCACATGGGTGCTGTCATCAAACTTTGAGACAGACACTTTCATGCTGTCCAGCGCATCAGCCAGGGTTTTCAGGCTTTCCAGATCCTGCGTGAACGTGCCCACGCTATCGAAACTGGACGGCATGAGCTGCTTCAGCTCCTGCTGCATGGTGGCGTCTGAACTGGTCAGATCCAGATCAGGCAGCAGATCTGTCAGGCTGTATGTTTTGGACTTCTTGCCTTTCTTAGACCAGCCAACCTTGCCAATGGTATCCGTGTTTGTGGCGGAAACCCCGGTATATCCAAACACATTGTTGATGTTGTCCAGATTACTCTGCAGGCCGGACGCCACGTTATCATTGCCGTGAATATGCTTGTACACATGGCCGCTGATATCCAGCATCCCATCTCTGCCTACGGAAACATACTGATAATCCTTCTTCCTTTTGGCAAAGAGCTGCGACAGAAGGTTATAGGCCATATCGCCAATACCGAAGGCAGCACCCGCCATTCCCATGTATGAGCCGATGGAGGAAACAGCACTGCCAACACTGCTGAAAATGCCGCTGCCATCGGCTGCCTTTCCAGAAAACAGGTTTTCCAGCGCGGAAGATGAGCCAACTGATGAGAGCATTCCCACATTTGCAGTAGGTGCCCAGTCAGAAGCAGGCATGGTATTTTCTGATATTGAATTGCGATATGCCTGTTGCTGTCCGATTGACAACCCAGAGAGATTACCCAAAGCGCCCAATGAACTGCTTTTATCATCAGCAGAGAACAGGCTGCCGATATCCCCCAGTGTAGTGCGGGACTGACCATCTATGCTGTTCAGTAGTGGATTAACCAATGCCAACCGCGCAACTGTGCTAGCTACCGATGCTTCCACTCCCTGCAGCATGCTTTTGAAAGACATTCCCGCCGATGTGCCTTGCGCAAAGCCCTGCACAACACCATCGGAGAGTTGATCTGCCATATCGCTGATGGAGCCAGTGAAGTCATCCATCACCTGCTGTGCATGCTGGTATTCTGCCGTAGCATCAGAAAGGGCATCTGTACTGGCCAGCAGCTTCTGGGAATATTCATCCGTTAATGATCGGCCCTCCCTATAAAGCTGTTGCTCTACCTCCATATGGGCAATCAGTTTCTGCCGTGCATCATCATTGGAACCAATCAGGGACGTTTCAGTTTGCAGGATAGCAACCTGATCATTGTTCTGATTGGTCTGCCCGATTATCTGGGTGTTCTGCTGGGCAACGCTCCATGCTTTCGCCTTGGCGATTCTCTCCTGCATGGCTTGCAGGAATTCAGGCGTATCTTTTTGGAAGCTGTTTTCCGCATCCATGTAGGCGGAAACATATTCTGTTGCATCCTCTGCTGATATTTTACCATCAGCATAGGCCGCGTTGACTTTATCCAGAGCCTGCGTCTGATCTCCTAGAGCGGCCGTGCCAGCATTCCACTGGTCTGCCAGAATGGATTGCTCACGGGCCTGCGCCGCCATGATCTGGGTTGCAGATGCATGTGCTCCATTCTGCTTCTGCTGTGCCTGATCAATTTCCTGCGCCACGCTGACCATCTGCCGGTCATAACCTGTTAAGGCAGATGCGCTTTGTGCGGCCAGCGTTTGTGAATGATCCACTTCCTGCAAGGGATCTCGCAGGTTGGCGAGAGAGGCGCTGGTAGCGTCTATCTGGCCATGAATAATTTTTGTCTGATCAGACCACTCCTTCTGGGAAATAATGCCAGCTTGGCGTTCCTTGTCCAAATTTCCCAGAGCAGTGTATTCACCCTGTAGGGAGCGGGTTAAATCATCATGCTGGCCAGCAACACTTGGATCACCCTTTGATACCTGAGACGAAACAGACTGATCCATCCGGGCACTTTCAACAGCGCTGTAAGCATTGCCGCCCGTAACCTTGGTGACATAATCAGACGTTTCCTTGGGGATAGTTGTGCGCTTGCCGCTGATATATTCATCCAGCGCCGTTTCACCCCAATTATAGGCCATCGCCACAAGTTTTTGATTGTGGCCGTATTTATCATACAGGTGTACCAGATAGTCCGCACTGGCAGAAACATTGCCGTGCAGATCTGTCAGATCATTCCCAGCAGCATTTACGGGCCTCACCTGCATGGCGCCAATGGCACCTGCGCTGGAGCGCACGACCTGCCCATGTAGATATTGGCCCGTGCTGCTTTCTGCTGGTGCAATGGCGTGCATCAGGCTGGTGATATCACCATTCAGATGCTGCTCTTGCGCCACCTGATTGATCATGCTTTGCACAGCAGAAATGCCACCATCATGCACAAGGCTATGGTTTGCGGCTGTGTTGGTGGGCATGGAGAACGTAGGATCTGCCGTGTTACCCTGAGCAACGATATGGCCGAGATTTGTTGCGCCTGTAAAATTAGCTGTTGCTGCAATACCGCTTCCCAACCAGCCAAGGCCGGTGGACGCGCCAGATTTGATGCTACTCCAAATGCTGGAGAGTTCACCAGGCAGTTTTTTAAGCTGCTTGACCAGATCATCCGCAGCGTTGATGCCCTCAGTCGCCATGGAGACAAACAGATCTCCAATGCTACGGGTTACTGCCGCAATGGCGCTGGATGCACCGCCCATTTCATCGCTGAGCTTGCGCCATGCGGTCTGAAATGGCGTTAATCCCTGATCAGCAGCCCCATGAGTGGCGCTTTCCAGCTTCTGGATCACCAGAGAAACGGCATCAGCCTGCTGACCCATTTGCACCATATGCTGCACGCTCAGCACCAACCCAGCGTTGAAGCCGGGCAGATGCTGATCTGCCAGTGCCTGCGCTTCCTTGGCCGGATCTTCCAGTGCTGCTGCCAGCGTCTTGGCGGCATCTGGTACCGTGGTGTTCATAACGGCAGCCAGATCCCGGCTGTCTGCTGTCAGACGCTGGATCTGGCTGGCGTCCACTGTGGGCACAGCCGCGATGGTCTGCACTGTGCTGCGGCTGTCTGAGAGTGAGATATCATCATACTGATCATGCAGCGCACGAGCGGCATTTTCAGCAGATGTGGCCATATCATTGTAATCAGCCCGCGTGGCACGCAGATGGGTGGAAAGTTGCGCAAGGCTTTCCTGTTCACTCTCCGCATACTTGCCCATGCCAAAAATGGCGGCACCGGCGGCAACTGCCCCCGCAGCAAGGCCATACGGCCCTGATAAGGCACCGAGTGTGGTGGACACGGCATTTTTCAGCCCACCCATCACCTGCACCATATTTGGCACCTGATAGAACGCGGCCTGCAATGGGCTGCCACCAGCGATTACCTGATCGAAAAACTTATGGGTTTCATCAACCAGAATACCCATTTCGAATGAGGTCAGCTTGACCGCAGCAGCATTGCCGCCAAAAGCAGCTTTCTGGCGGTTCAGGGCATCTGTCGCCTTATCTACATACGCATCACGTTCAGCCTGATCTATGATTTGGGCTTTTAATGCCGCGTCAGCTTCGGCAACCGCTTTTGCGTAATCCTGCTCCGCAGCAGCCAATGGTACCAGCTTGGCACGGGTGGCATCTGCGCTGGCAAGTGCCGCTTCAAAATCTTCCTGCCGACTGTATGCCTGTCCATATTCCGGCGTGCTGACACCAGCCCATGTGTTGATTTTCTCCTGGGCACCGGCGGCCACAGATTCACGCTGCAAGCGCAGCGCTTCCTGCTGAGCCTGCACGTTGGCGGCAATGGCATCTTTCTGCTTCTGATAGGATGCGGTGGCCCGATCCATGGCGGCCAGATATTCGCCCAGATCAATCACGCCGCGCTTCTGCGCATCGCTGGCAACAGCAATGGCGCTGGCGTAATCCCGTTCTGCCGCAGCCAAGGGCACAAGCTTGGCACGCAGGGTATCGGCCTCCTGAAATGCCTGTGTGACATCCTCCAGACGCGATGCATTCAGATCATCACTGGGCAGAGTAATGCCCAGACTGCTGTTGATGCTGGTCTGGTGAGTATCCGCAATCTTGGCCAAGGCCGTGGCAGAAGCGCCGCTAAGTTTGGCGTATTCTGCTGCAATTTCTTGCAATCCGGCTTTATAGCCGTCCAGCGTTATCAGGTTTTTGTCAAATTCCGCCCGCAATTCACGCAAAGACATAACCTGCGCCAGATCTGCGGCAGACATTTTATCAATAACTGCGGACGCACTTGCGCCGCTTTCGGCCATCTGGTCAAAATCCGCGACTGTAGCAGCCTGTTCCAGACGCAACTTGGCCAGACTGATAGCTGCATCGTCCTGAGCCTTTTTATTGGCTTCCAGAAGGCGGCTAACATCTTCAGGGTTGGTGCTGCCATTTGCAACAGCCGCACGGCCACGGGCATCCAGCCGGTCATATTCGTTTTGCAGCAGGCGGATCTGCCGCTGCGCTTTGGAAATGCTATCCCCAGCGCGGGCAGCTGCGGCCTGCCACGAAACATCAGCCTTGGTCGCATCCTGCGAAAGAGCGTCAGCAAGGCCAGTAGAAGCATCTTTTGCTTCCTTCATGCTGTCACGGAATGCTGAACTAATACCGCCAGCTGCAGCAGAAGTATCGGCTACGGCATCCTGAACGCCAGACAGCGCGTTTTCTGTATTTTTCGCACCAGTCTGCACATCATGGCTGATTTGGGACACACCATCGCCCAAGTGACCGAGTGAGCTGGTGAGCTTGCCAGATCCTGCCGTGGCAACTTCTACAGTGCGCTGGATAGCCGTTTCAGCATTTTCCATACCCTTGACTACTGCAGCACCAAGACCTTCACCGCTGGCCGCCACGTCATCAATCTTGTCCCGAAGCACCTCTACGCGCGTACCGATAGCGTTGGCAGGTTCCGCTGTCTGATCATCGACCGTAACGCGGTTGATAACCTGATTGATAACGGTAGTGGCCTTAACCATTTTCTGACTCCGTCAGCACAAGAGCTGGATACGTCATGACCTGACCGGCAGCGCGATCCTTGCGATTGCTGCGGCGTGGTTTTCTGAGGCGTTCAAACCCATCGGCTTTTGACCAGGTGAGACCGCTTTCAATACCTTGCGCCTTCAGCACGTAAGGCAAGCGCCCACCACGGGCATCCCGACCATCTGTGAGGTTGATGAACTTTCTGTTGAGTATGAGTGTGGGAAACTGGCGTTGCGTGGCCTCCCTTACGGCTTCCACAATACCCGGCGGCACACTGGTAATTTGCCCACCCGTATCAATCTTGCGGGCGTAGGGCATGGTGTTGACGATTTCTACAATGCTGCCTTTGGGAATGGTGACTGTATTACGCGTCCACCATCGCCCGTTCACGCGCACAGCCCACGCTTTACGGAATGCGCCAGTGCGGGCAGGAGAGCGCTTTTGGCACTCCCCCAAGGCAAAAGCCACACCCTGCGCTAGATAGGAAAACACATAGCTGACAATCCCATTATCCAGCCGCACATGCTCTTCCGCATCGTTCATGCGGCCATCAACAAAGGTGCTGAATACGGGAGAGGAAGCGCCTGCGGAAATCTGGGCATCACGCAGATCACGGCATTCCTGCGCAACCAGATCATGCAGGCTTTGTGATGCGAGCACATTGCGGGTGGCCAGATTGATCTGTTCCCGAATGGTATCTGCCATACGTGCCCGTGCCATGATGCTATTTTTTCCTGAACGTGTATTCCAGATCTTGTTTGATCTGTTGGTTGCGGATCTGGAGAAAAAACTGATCCATTGATTTGACGAGTTGGAACGTGAAGTCTGTTTCCGCCTCATTCAGCCGGCGCATCTGGCACCAGCGCAGGATCTCGGCATCAGCCAGCGGCTGCGGATAGGACGCACCACGAATCGCGCCCATACCCGCACCAAACACCTCCTGCCGATGCAGCCGCGTGCCAGCTACGCCATGCCAGCACCGCCAGGGCAGCATATTCGCTGGCTCCGGATCGACTTTCCGTAGCCACGCATCACACGCTTCCCAATCCTGCGCTGGCGGTGGCAGCACGCCGCAGCGCCCTGCTACTGGCCCATCCACCAGATACCAGCGCAAGGCGGCGATCAGTTTCCCTCAGCGGCCTGCAGCTGTTCCTTGGTGGCACGACCAACAGAAGCCGCAGCCTGCAATGCCAGAGCAAGCAATGCGCGGTTTTCACGATGCGTGATCATTTCCTTGAAGGTGGCGATCAATCGGGGTGCCATCATCGTTTTCCAGACCCTGCACATCAATCAGGCACTTTTCGCTCAGCGCCTGCGCCTGGCACGCATCATCCATGGAAGGTGGCAGATTATTTTCATTCACCGGCACATCGGTAGCAGATAGGCCGGTATTATATTTGATGGCTGCCGCACGCCGAAGTGCCCACAGACGGTCTGCATAATCTGCCGTCATGCCTTTGGTGACGATGGTGAACTGGTCTGTCACGCCAACGGTAACAGGTGTGCCATCAGCGATTGCAGCAGCGTTGCGGGTAAAGGAAGAAAGTCTGGCCATTGTGTAAAACCCTGTGAGTTGTGGGTACGAATAAAAATGGCATCCAAATTATGGATACCATTCGTGAAACCTGTTTGGTGGAAAGGAACGATCAGGAACCGGTAGCAGCAACGCCGCTAAGACGGAAAATGGCAAACGTGGCGCCACCATTTTCTGCCGGATTGCCCTCAATATCAAACGAGGCCGTGACAGTTGCGTTTGCCTGAGAGCTGTTGACCTTGGGATTGCGCAACGCCGCATTGGTAAATACAAACGCATAACCATTGCCGCTATCATCAACAGTTTTGACAACGATTGGCCCCTGCGTGCCAGCAATGCTAGCCTTGTATTCATCCCACGAGCGGAAATAGAATTCGATACTGCCGCTCGCAATGAATTGCCCGTTTTGCACCCCACAGGCATCGGCATGCCCCATGCCATATTCGTTTTTGGAACCATCGCGGGCCAGCGTGCAGGTGAACTGTGTGACGCAGCCCTGAGGAGCCTGCCCGTCAATCAGTGCTCCAAGAAAATTGTTGACGGAGTTGTGAACTTTTCCAGACGGCGCAGGGAGAACAGCAGTCGCAACATCGTTATTATTTTGCTGCACATTGGCACTCGTGACATCTACACTGACAGTGCCAAACTGTGCCTGTTGCAGCTGGAACTGGATCTGCGTGATCAGGCTTCCTGGATAAAGCAGAAATCCGCTCAGCAGTTTTTTACGAATGGTGAATGTTTTATCCAGAGATCCGTTCTGGATATCGGCCAGCGCAATAGTGGCGCCGTCTCCAAATTTAGTTGCATCTGGAAGCCCAAAGATTCCGCCAGCAAAATTTAGACCACCGGATGTAGAAATATACGGTAAATACATATCCACATTATTGGTGGCATCGACAACATGGATAATACCTGTGGCAGGCCAGGTCGAAAAATCATATGTCGATGTAATGACATCACAACCATTATGGTATGGGCTGCGAATAGAATAAGCCGCAGTGATTGCTGGCGAAGCTTTCGAATTGACAGTACATTTTGAAGGGGTTGCATACCAATCGGCCCCCATTACACCAGCAATCAGATCATCAAACGTGCCAGATGACAGAGCGCCAGAAATGGTGCCAGATGCGGAAACCTGCGTGATAACAGATTGAGAAACCTGTTTTTGGGCGTTTAGCTCAGAAGGGCGTGCAGTCGTCTGCTGGAGTGCCAGAGTTTCACCCGTGATGCGCAGCGCCTGATAATTGCCAGTCGGTGGCGTGGCGTATGTTGCCTCAAGCGCAAAATCCACGAGCGTATCATTGGTTTGTGCGCCAGCGGCCAGCCCGGCTGTGGCTCCAGTAAAAGCCATGTTTACCTCACTAAAAAAGGCCACCCGAAGGCGGCCAGTGTTGAAAGAATGGAGACAGGATCAGCGTTAGCTGGCAGGTGTTGCCGCGCTTTCTGTTTCACTGGAAGCAGGTGTTGCCTCAGTGCCAGATGTTGCCGGCGCTGCTACGGGTTTTTCATCCACCGGCATCAGGCCAAGGCGGAAACCCATATACTGCGACATGGACAAACACAGATTGGACGCATCGCACAGCGTAGAAACAAGCTGCTGCCCATCAGCCACCCACGGTTGATCTGTGCCGCCAACCTGCGCCAGAACCGTGTAGCTTTTGCCTTTTTCGGCATCCGTTACGGGCGAGAAATCCGGCAGGCCGCGCACTTCATGATACAGCCACGCGCCATAACGCAGGCCTGCACCAACGGTGGGGGCAATCAATGCCAGGGCGGCACTGGTGCTTTCAGCTTCTACAGCGGTGCTGGAAAGCTGGAATTTGCCGGAATTGGCGGCAGTTTCGATAAGAGCAAAGAATTTCATGGGGTTTGTTCCGTAATATTCTGCCAGCGGTAATCCACCATCAGCGTGGCGACATACCAGTTACCTGTCTGGGCAAGAAAAGAAGGCGGGGTGTAATTCTGGCCTTCGTAAAACAGACCAGCTGGCCAGCGTTTATCCGGGTCAACTGGCTGGGTGCGGAAGGCCGCTTCAAACGCATTCATAATGGACAGCACGGTGGGGGTGTTCATCTTGCCCTGGGGGATCCAGAGCATGATGCAGATCTGCCCGCTTTCCTGTGCCTGCTTATCACCTAGTTCCAGGCTTTCTATGCTGGAGGATGCCAGATCCAGTGCAGCAAAGGCTTTGATCTCACCTGTAAAATCCCAGATCAGTGGATCACCAATTAGCAGCCCCAACTTTGCTGCCACGGCACTTGCACGGGCATAGGCATCATTCCAGACTATTTCCGAGGGCATTAGTCGCCTCCTGCTGCAATCAGCGTCCAGCCGCAGATGTTCGCCCCGTCATAAACAGGCGTGGCATCTGTCAGCGTGTAGGTTTTGGGGCCATCCTCAAGGTAGAATTGAGCCCGTGGCGTCACGTTGGCCGCATTCAGCTCATCCGCCAGTGTCTGGGCAATGAATGCCGCTTTTGGCATGCCATCTGCCAGCTGCGATGATTGCGGCGGCGGTGCATATGCACGCAACGTGACCGGATTGCTGCCATCCCGTGCCGTGAGCAACATCTGGCGGCCTTTGGTGGAGATCTGGCGGCGGCGGCGATCTGTGCGGTAGCTCACCGGATACCGCCAGCACGATAACGAGCAAGCGCATCAGCTGCGGATTGCGGCATGCCAGCAAGCCCCGGCGCAGGTGTATTCCACGATGTGGAGCCAACACCCTGTTCTGATTCTGATTTCAGAAGAGGGTCACGACCGGATGAATTCCAGATGCTACTGGCGACCAGACGCACGGCACGCTGAATATCAAGCGGCACAGACCAAGGATCCGAAGGCGTACCGTTCTTATCGCCAGGCGCAATATAACCAGCTGTGTAGGTGACAACATATTTGCCAGAGATCCACAGTGGCGCACCATTATCCGCAGGCCAGATAGTGCCTGAATTTGGTTCGATATTCAGGGCCGCAATCTGGTCTCCAGTTAGTAATGTGCCATTACTGGAGAAGGCATTGATCTGGACAAGCGGATAATTTTTCAGGACGAGCCCCAGCAACTTTTCGCCAGGAGGAATATCAAAAATATCCCGCCAGTCTGTCTGAAGGATTGGCCGACCAATATAAGCAACAGCCATGCTGGAGGCTTCCAGCAAAATGCTGGAAAGCCTTGTATCCTGCGTTGCGTCTGTAATGCCCATATCGGCCTTAAGATCCTCCAGCAGCGCCAAGGGCTTGAGGGCCGATGGTGCATTTACTGGAATACTGCGCTGCACGGTCAGTTCTCCTTAGCCGCCAGCGGTGGTGCCAGAAGTCGGTGCAGCCGTATCAATGCCGGTGAAGTCGCCGTTGATCAGGGCTTCTGGACGATAAACTGCCAAAGCTAGACGTTCTTCGCCAACAATGGTCACCATACCTTTGCGGACGTTATTGCCGTCTTCAGTAGAAATGCTGACCGTTGCATCCTCACGATCAAAGATCTGAGCCGCAAGACTGAATGCTCCGGTCATGAATTTCCCCACCCCCATAGCAAGGCTCTCGGCAACTGGTAGTCCCCATAGAACAGGGCCGGTCAAACCAAGCGGGTTGGCAAAGATATAGCGAAGCTGGGCATCCTTGCTCAGTTCAATGCTGGCCCAGTCGGTTGGGTTCAGGATGTGGCCGGTTGCAGGATATTCCGCCAGGGTAGTCTGCAACATGGCGAGACGCAGACGGTCAATCATAGACTCATCCTTGATAGTGACACCGGCAGGCTGAGCATATTTGGTGGACTGGGCCATCAAGCCTTTGATTGTAACGCCAGTGCCATCACCATTCAGCAATGCATCATCTTCCTTGAGACCAAGACCAATGCGCAGCCGTCCATCAATGTAACTCTGGAGCATGGGCGCATCTGCCAAGATCTGTTTGGATGCCATCATGAAGTGGGCAACCGTACGGACCGGCAGGCTTTCCAGAGTGAATGCGACATCAGACTGCGGATATGAAGTCGATGGGTTTTCTGCAACAAAATCGGCATTATTCGTAAAACCGGTCTCTTTGACATAATCAATCGCGGCAGATGAGGTTTGACCAGGCATCAGCAGATCGCGAATCACCAGCTTGCGGGTTGGTTGCTGAATGATCTGAGGTTGACGGTCTGCAACGACGAGACCTGTGGTTCCTGATGTGCCGGTGGAGCTGGCAGAGGTAATATTTTTGACCTCAACCTGCACTGTGCCCATCCAGTTGCTAGCACGTCCCATGACAGCCTTGACCTCATCAGACATCACGAACTTCTGGCCTATGCTCTGGGGCTGCTGTTCTGTAGGCTTACCAGCACGGGATGATTTCTGCTCCAGATCCGTCACGCGGGCTGTAATTTCTGTCAGAGCAGTCAGCGCCTTGTCTGCACTGGCTTTGGTTTCATCCGTGACCTTGCCAAGGTTTTTCAGCTCGGCCTTGGAAGTTTCAGCAAACTTCTTGACCTCATCCGTGGCTTCAGAAAGATCCTTGATGGCGGCTTTGTATTCAGTATCCAGTTCAGACATCGGGTTTTTCCCATAAAAAAAGCCGCCTCAATGGGCGGCTGCGGGTGAATGAAAAGCGGTTTTGTCAGATCACAGACGAAAACCGGAAAGACCAGGTGGCACCAGAGAAGATCCGGGCTTGGGTGCTTCCTCGCTACGCACAGCGGCCATCAGGCCAGCCGTTACGGATTTCAGCTCCGACAGCATGGGAATTTTCCCATCCTGCAGCGCCTGCTTCATGCCATCGGGCATGCGCTTGCCTGTCAGAGCCTCATAGGCATCCTGTAAATGCTCCAGCAACTGCTGGCGCTCCTGCGCCGTGGGGGCATCGTTCCCTTTCAGGGATTTCTGATAAATGCCTAGCGCGGCTTCAAGCGCCTGCACGGCAACCGTTGGCTGCACTGTGGACTTGAAGGCATCACCCCAGCGCCGTTTGAGATCCGTGACACGGGCCTGGGCATTGCTGGGATCATCCACCAGGCTGACCTCATACAGATTGGCCTGCTTGATCTGGCGGCGTGGGCCTGTGGGCTGCGTCATTTTGACAGCACCATCCTTGGGGATGCTGAAGCCAATGGACAGACCGCCCAGCGCACCATCCTTGACGCGCTCATACAGCAGTTTCCCGGCATCCGTATTGGTGCCGGAGATCTTGCCTTTGACGTGTAGGCCCTTGCTGTCTTCCGCCACGTCATTCCACACGCCAGCAGGCACGCCGTCACCGCCGAAAAACCCGTGCATGACGTGCATGGGCAGAACACGGCCCTGCGCCTTGCGCTCGGCAATGGATTTGGCAAACGCACCGGGCAGGATCACATCACCATGTGAATCCGTATTGCCGAAAACAGCGCCGTAACCTTCCACATGGCCGGTTTGACCGTCAGCACCGGCAATAGCCTTGTATTCGAATGGAACGGCGCAGACTTCCATGCCGTCAATCATCGTCCGGATCTCCTATCGTGCCGCCTGGTTGCGGCTGTGGTTGGGATGCTGGCGTAGTAACGGGCTGCAATGTCGGTGGCATGCCAACCTTGCCCACATCTGTCAGCGGGATCATCTGCGCCTGCACGGTTGGGATATCGCCGCCCGGGATTGGTGCCAGACCTTCCTTTTCACGGATCTCATTGCGGGTTTTGATCCCGTTCTGAACCTGCGCAGCTTCAAGCTGGGTGCGTGCCTGACTATCTGCCCGCAACAGCGCGTCCACGTTGTGCTGGGCAAAATATGTTTCCTTTTCTGTGGGCAACAGCAAGCAACGCGTGATGGCCTGCTCTATGCGCACCAGCCACGCCTGAAGCGTGTAGGTTAGAAACCACAGGTTCATCTGCTCCAGGCCCGAACCCCAAGCGGTGGATTTGCTCATATGTCCGATCATGACCGGAGCCACGCCAAACCAACGGCAAAGTGTTTCCACGTTAAAGGCTCGCGTCTGAAGCAATTGCGCATCTTCTGGGTTCATGCCGATACTTTCGACAGTCCATCCACCTTCCAGAAGCGGCGTTTTGCCAGCGTTTACGGCACCCCGGTATTCATTCAGGATTTCCTTGGCCCGCATCACCTTGGTATCGTCCAGCCAGTCAGGGCTTTTGATATAGGTCTGGCTCAACAGGCCATTTGCGAACATGCGCGAGGCAGTTTCTTCTGCTGCCATGGCGCTGCCCATCTGCTGGCGGCCTGCGCTGATGGGGGACATACCCATCATGCCATCCAGGCAATACCCCTTGATGTGCAGGATCTCGCTTTCTTCCAGCGTGAGTGTCTGCCCCTGATACGTGTAGGTGTAGATCAGCTCACCCGTGGTATCGCGAGTAACGGTCATGCGGTCAGGCCGGAGCGGGTAGAGGGCAATCACACGCTTTGTGCCAACATCGTTCCAGATCACCTGGGCAAACGCGTTTCCCCACAACATCAGGCAGGCAACTATGGCCGACCAGAATTCCATGCCGGTCATGTCTGAGTTGGGCGCATTGTAAAGAACACGATAGAGCGGATGATCCCGCGCTAGAGTGGAGGAATTACCATCAGCACTGCGCTGATAGAGTTTCAGTGGCATTGCCCCGATGGTGTCGGAGATCAGCCGCGTGCAGGCCCAGACCGTATCCAGCTGCATGGCCGTATCGACAGAGACCATTTTGCCGCTGTAGGTCGGGCCGCCTGCAAGAAATGTACCCAGACGCAGATCTGTCAGATTCACGCCGGTGGCAATCAGGGATACGGCGTTTGCTGCTTTGAACAGCCACCCCCTGATTTTTTTCCGTAATGTCATACTGACAGCAATCCTCTGCGCATGAAGCTATCCATTGTGGGCTTTGCTTGCGGGTTTTTGGACATAAGGGTCACCGCGTTCAGCAGCGACATGAGCGGGTCAATCTTGAGATAGCCAGACCCCTGCTTGGTGATGATGATAGCGTTGCCACGCCCTTCGGCCTTGGCGTTGCTGACAGCCCACGCCATGATGCGCTGACCAGCATGGAGCAACGTACGGTCTGCCAGCTTGCGCTCTGTGGTTTTGATAGCGCCGGAAAGCGTCCAGCCCTGCGCAACGCCGACAACGCGTGATCCTGAAATCCCACGGTCTGCCAACGCATCCACAACCAGACCAACGCCTTGCGGATCTAGCCCTACCATTGCCAACTTGCCGGATTTGTTGACGTATCCCAGCGCGTCAGCAATGCCTTCCACATCAAGCCCTGGCTCTTCCACCAGCACCAGATCACCTTGCTTGGCGAAATCCTCCAGCTGAGAGGCTTCTTTTTGCGGATATCCAGAACGCACTGCATGACCCAGCTTTTCTGCCAGTGCAGCCACTGACCTGTGACGCTATCGCGCCCCAGCACAGAAAGTGACATCAGATCATCCAGACCGCCGCCATCAATGCCGCCGACAAGCACGTCAGATCTGCTGATGATTTCATCAAGCGTCAGATCCGGATCAGCCTGTTCTTCCCAATAATCAGCACCAGCCCAGCGGTCATTCCGTAAAGCAAGGCCGATTTCCACATTCAGATGCTGTGAGGCCCATTTGATCAGATCCTGAATGCCTTTGGCTCGGGATTTCTCAAACTCTTCTACCAGCCGCTCCAGTTTGAATGATCTGCCAAGGTTGGGCAGCACCATGTGCCACAGGGATGGATTTTCCCACGGTGCAGCCTGTCCAGGTAACGTGGCAGCCTTCTGAATATCCTCTGGAAATTCATACAGAACGGGCAGCACATCGTTTGCTACGGGTATCAGCTGATCATCATCACCCTTGCGATAGGATTCCCCATCACGAATGGCACGCGCCTGGAGCAGATCATCACGGAACACCCCACGCGGCGGCTTTACGCTTTGCGTGGTGATGGTGATCAGGAATGCTTCTTCCTGACTGATCATGCCGCCGCGGATCTGGATCATCACATCCTCGGCTTCCGGCTTGATGGCAATCTGATGCTCTTCATCCACCAGAACGCCCGCAGGCTTCACGCCGGTCATAACGTTGGCATCAAACGCCTTAATGCAGAGCGTGGCACCCGTTGGCAGATACGTCAGCGTTTTGATGTGTGCCTGAAGCTTGAAGCGTTTACGCAGATCCTTGTTGAGGTTGACCATACCCGCAGCCTGCCGGAATGCCAGGCCAGCAATGTCTTTGGTCGGAGCCACAATCAGAAATTCAGCATTAGGCCGCTCATTTAGAATAACAGCGACCAGCATGAGTGCTGCACCCATCGTGGTTTTCCCGTTCTTTTTAGGAACGAGCAGAAAAACCTCACGGATCAGGCGCGTTTTTGTTTCTGGATCCAGAGAGCCAAACAGCATGGCCACGATATCGCGGAACCAATCGCCGCAGGCATCGCGCAGAAAGGGCGTGCCCAACACATCAGGGATACGCAGAGCGTCAAAATACGCCACAGCCCGTGCCGCCAGATCAGCATCAACTGGAGCGACATCGGGAAGGAGAGATTTCCCTGCGCGAATACGCTCCCGCCAATCTGGACGGCTGAGATTTAGCATTTAATGCCTCACAGGCGGTAAGCTGGAAAACGTGGCATCGTCTGATGACTGATCTTCAGGGAAGAAATCCCCTTGCCCCTCGTCTGTCCGGCGCGGCGCAGGTTTTGCGTGCTTGTATGGCGCCAATTTGTCAGCGGCCATCAAACGCCATGAAGGAGGAGCCTTTGGATCCTGCAAAATGGCCTGCCAATAGATCACGGGCGTGAGCTTGGAATAATCTTCTATCAGCGGCCCTCTGTATTCTTCCTCAACCACCTTCTTCTTTCGGCCAGCACCAGGACGAGCGCCGCCGCGTGCCATTTGACCCTCCTTTGATTTCTTTGATTTTTTTCAAAAACGTTTGAAAATCTGCGCGTGAGACTGGCGCGGTTCAGGTGCCTGCGTCCGGCTAGACTTTTGACTACCCCCCACCCGTATCAAAAACGTGAGGGAATCGGCAGAAAACTGCCATTTTCAGCGGGTATGACGCACCGCCATTCGGGCTGCGCGAGCGCGGGCAGTCTTTTTTGTGTGGCAGGAGCCGCAAAGTAACTGGATGTTTGCTGGATCCAGCTTCGCGCCGCCGTCCTTCAGCTCAATGATGTGATCACCAAACAGACGCGTGTTTGTGCGACCGCAGGCCTGACAGACGGAACCACGCATTTCAACAAGATGGCGCATGAGCTGTCGCCATTCCCGAGAAAGGTAGAATGGGTCAGCCCGTTTGGGTGCAGTATGCGCAATGCGTGTATCGAAAACTGGCGGCCCGACAGTCATGCATTTGAGGCGTGGTGCCATTGTGGTGCTCCGGGCATAAAAAAAGGCCGCGTAGCCTGTTGGCTGCACGACCCCTGATCATGGTGTCTAAAAAAGTATATTTTGGCGAATTTGGCGAGTAAAAAATGCAGTTAGGTGTAATTTTTTTTCGTGATCTCGGCTACCGCCTTGTAAAACCAGCCTTTTACGGTTTCGTGACGCTTTCCCAAAACGCTACCAATCTGCCTCCAGCTATAGCGATGTTGCCGTGAGAGCGGGTGTATCATCATCCAGAGCAGCACGACGCGGCGGTGGCTGACATTGGAAATACCTTGTACCCAGGTGAATGTTTCATCCATGCGGGTAATGGCAGCAGCTGTTGGCATGGGTGGCCGGACTTCACTTTCTGCCGTGAGTGTCAGCAGATCATCCATGTCCATCAGCGTTTCGCCCCAGCCTTTACCCCATCCAGCTGGACGGACACCGTGAGCTGGCAGGCAAGCCAGTGTGTATCCGGCCTCAAACAACCGATCTTCCACGGCCTGTGCCATTTCCTGCCCGCTTATGGGCTTGATGGCTTTCATTTCTAGCGAGGTTCCTGCGGTTCCCATGTGGTTCCCTTCTGGTTCCTTTTATTATTTATATATCAATAGGTTAGAAAGAAAGGGAACTAAGGAACTAAGGGAACTGCTATTTTCTCTCACAATGGATTTGAGGCACGGAGAGCGTGCTTCTGTATAGGAGTGAAAAAACAGGTTCCCTATAGGGGTTTTGGTTCCCTTTAGGAAATATAACGAACTAATGGGAACCGGCGCGGTTCCGTTGCGGTTCCATGGTTCCTTTACAGCCCATCGTCACCATCATCAGACAAGCCAAGCTCACAACACCTGACCCAGAAGCAACCCTTGTTCTTCTTACCATCCATGGTGATGGTAATCTGATGCCCGCGCGCGTTACGCGGCGGCGGCCTGTAGCTTTCCATTCGCGAAAACTCATAAACGAACTTCTGCCCGGCAAATGGCGTGTCCTTGAACAGCGCAGTCAACATAGCGTTGCGCGGCCAGATCCACAAGCCATCACCTTCACTGCCACGCGGCACATCCTGACCGCTGCGGGGCGTGGGTTCATTCCGTCTGACAACCCTGATACCATAACTTGCCAGAACGGATGCAACGTTTTTACGGGAGAACGCATTTTCCTCTATATCCGGCTTTTCTTCATTCACCGGCACCAGCATGCGTTCTATGAGCGATGAAAGCGACCGCCGATCTGTTGAGCGATCCATCTGCACCTTTTGCGAAAGCAGATGATCTATCATCTGTTGGCTGCCACTGGCGGCTTCCGCCGTTTCTGCCGTGCGGATGTAACCCATGACACATTCCACAGCTCTATCTGCCTCGGCTTCTGTTGGCACCTGATCATTGATCAGAACCCACCAACCGGCCAGCAATGATCCCATCTGATCCATTTCACGCGGCTGACAACCGGAACGGCCAACGGCGGCACGGAGGATCACACGCGCCGCACTATAGCGTTGCCATCCTGCCAATGCGCGACCCCATAGCTTTGGCCCGATTTCCTTTGCCCATTCAGCAAATTCCCGATGTTCTGCCGTGTGGTCTGCACCGTTTTTAGGTGCCTGCATTTCCACCAGCGTAAAGCGGCCCAGATGCTGCGCTTCCATATCCGGTGGCCGGATGGATGCCATGATGATGGAACCGGCCACCGCAATCTTGCGGGCGATACCATCCGAACCGCCACGCGCGCCTTTTGTGCCTTCACCACCCGTTGCGGACAACACCAGATCCAGCAGGGCACGGGCAGCACGTTGATCCACACGGTCAGACGCTTCATCCACAAGCATGGGAATGGCACGACCATCCACCATCTGTTCAATACCGGCTTTTGATGCATCATTCGTGGCGAATTTGAGCGGAATGGCGTTTTGCAGCACACGTAGCAGGGAAGATTTACCGCAACCAGCAGGCCCAGTTAGAAATCCGGCAGGACGCCACGGAATGGCCGCGCCATAATACGCGCAGGCCAACATGCCCATAACAATGATATCACTGCCTTCCAGCCGGAAATCCCACAATTCCCTGACTTGGCGTTGAAATTCCCGCGCATCAATCGCCTCGCACGGCTCTGCTGGACGTGGCTCAGCTGGTGCCGCAGCCCAGATCTGATTGCCAATGCGCGTGCCTGGTAATTCCAGCTTTGAACCCACCAGAACACGGTCGCCACAATGCACCACCGGCATACCTTCTGACGTAGGCCAGATACCTGGACGGCGGATCTGTATGTGATCACCGAAAAGGCCAGCAGAAAAGCACTCACGCTGAAGGAACTGGCAAGTGTGATTGATATTAAAGTCAACCACAACTTCACGCGCTGTTTCATTGCCTTCTGCATCCTTGTCTTTGACTTTTGCCGTTTTCGGAAATGTTTCTTTCAGCCAGTCGATATTGCCACCGAACAACGCCACCAGATCTGGCCGCCGTGTCATTTGCGATGCCTTGAGCACACGCAGCTGACCAACGCGATCAAGAAAGTAAAAAGACCCATCCAGATGCCCGATGGTGACAACAGGGCAGGGCTTTTTCTCTTTGGTTTTGGGAGGGCGTCCATCATTATCGACACCCTTGCCACCTTCAATAACCTGAAACTGCCGTTCTGCTGTGCTGAGAGCCGAGCGGATAGCAGCCAGGCCTCTTTCTTCATCTTCATCAGAGAGCATCGTTGAAATCCTTGCCTTTTGGCGGCCAAGCCACATCTACCGTGCGCCCTGCTGACAGGTGCGTGTCTATGGCTTTACGCAGGCCTTTTTTGGCCGCCGTGCTTTCGTCCCGATCTGCCAGAATGAGCACATTGCGTGCTGTATCCGGCAGGCGGATTGTTCCGAGATTTGCGAGAGAGATTGCTGCGAGTACCCGCAGCTCCGGACGGGCTCTGGCAACGGAAAGGCATGTTTCTATGCCTTCACCAATCGCAATAACCTCATCCGGTGAAACCTGTTTGAGTGTTGTGCCGGCCGCACCTTTGCGCAACCGGATACAGGCACCACGGAAACTTCCCAGAACTTTCTTGGGAATTTCCAGTTGTGCCTTGGCCCATTGACCACCATGCTGGCCGAGCCACGTCTGATGCACGGCAACGCACCGCCCATTCAGATCTGTGATGGCAGCCAGCATGGCAGGCAATGGAGCTTCTATTTCTGCACAGTAATGCTCTGGCGCAAACCGCAATGCACCGGGAGGCCTATCAAACTTTTCCAGCTTGATGCCGCGTGCCTGCAAATAGAAATCCACAGGCGTGTTCAGGATATTTGGCTGGGCATTCATCCAGATATCCCGCGCACGGCTGACACGTTTTTTAGCGTCTTCTTCTTCTTTTGCCTTAGCCTGTTCAGCTTTTTCACGGATTTCCGCACGGCGCACTTCCACCGTTTCCGTGCTCAATCCCAGCCAGTTGCAGGCCCAGCGATATGCAGCACTCAGATCACGCTTTGTCAGGCAATGCGCGACCAGATCCAGCGGATCACCACCGATATCTTGCGAAAAGTCTTTCCACACACCGGCTTTTGCACCGTACAGATGCACAGCCAGCTTTTTGCCGGGCTCACCTGCTACAGATCCGGCCATCCATTCAGCGCCGGTTTTCTTGCCACCGGGCAGCAGCTCACGCGCCAAAGCCTCCATCTGGCTGGCCAGCATGGCGGAAACTTCCGCAGCTTTCAGCTTGCCACTCATGCTGCGTTCCGAACAATAAAGCGCTGCACCGGAAAGCCGTAACCCAGCACATTAAGCACCGGCATGACGCCACGCCGTGCATTCTGGATGTTGGATAAGTGGCCTTTGCTGATACCAAACCGGCGTGCAGCAGCTTCCTGCGTTCCGCAACGCCGGATAAAAGTATTCAGTTTTTCTTGGATTTCGCGGAGTGATGCAAACCGACCACTGCCGTCCCGCACTGGATAGCGCAGAACTTTGACCAAGCCAAGAGCTTTGCAGACACCATCACTGATAGATTGCATAGCTTCTGCATCACGCACGGACTGTTCTTTCAGCCCATGCTTGCGGGCAAAGGCAGCAAGGCTTTTTTCCGCAGCGATGGCGTTACGCAACCGACCGCAGAAATCATATCCATCCAGCAGCGCCTCAGCCATTGTACTGCCTCGACTGGCGAATGGCCTTGCGTGGTGCGCACCATGTGAAGCCACTGGACACACGTGACTGCATGGAAAGATCAGGCTGCACGCGTGCACTTTCACGCAATGCCCGTGTATTGAGGGGACGGCGGCGGAAAAACCGGCGTGCAGATTTTGCGTTTTTATGACGCGACATGAGAAGAATTCTCCTGCGCTGTATGCTTATTCTTTGTAATTCCAAGAAAAGCACGGCGCTTTTTAATGGATATTTCCGAAATGCTCAGCTTGCTGGCTTGGCGGCGAATGCTGAAACCACACCGGGCATAGTGCCGGATTTTAGGATCTAGCTCGCGCCAGTTGAGTGCTTCACGCGCCATCAGCAATGCTCACCTGCAATGGCTTGCCTTCAGCAATGATCTTGTGCGCTGTGGCTTCAATATGATGCAGGGACGTACGGGCACGTTGCGCGTATGTGAGTATTTCATGCGCTTCCTGCGCATCCACATTGCCATCTGCCATGCTTTCAAAGCCCTTTTGCAGAACCTCACTGGTGGCCTTGGCAAACTTGCCCATATCGTGCGGCAGCAGACCGTTGCCGAATTTGACCGGCACCAGGGCAAAACCTTCTGCCTGAGCCATAACAGAAAGAATAAGTGGCTCTTGCGCCTCTTTATCCAGCTCGACAGCAACATCTACCGGCACAACAGTCGCTTTTTCACGGTTGCAGTAATCGGAAAGCTGCGTGATGCCGACACGCACAGCGCGAGATATTGAATCCAGACCACCACAGGCTTTGATGGCCGTACGGGTAGCAGTTTTGATAGCCGCGGTTAGCATGGCGCATTATCCGCAGCAGGGGTGCTGGCAGCGGCATTGATACCGCTGCCAGCTACGTCCATTATGTGTTTCCCAAAAACATAAAAGGACGATTCTGATGTATGGTATTGCTGTTTGCGAAAAGTGTGGCGCACGATTTGAAGTGGCCGGGAACTATTCAAAATCCACTTTCCAACGAGAAAACGACTGGGCAACGATTGCATGCATAAAGTGGCATGAAGCACATCCAGAAGATGGTTCTTGGACGGAATGCACGCGCGGGAAAGAGGCTGTAGATAAACTGACATCTCAGTGGCCCCGCAGATAAAGAGCAGGGAAACCCAAGATCTGCACATGCCGGAAAAAAGCCCGCCAGGAGGCGTAGCGTTTCCATATAAGGCGTGAAGACTTGCTTTCACCATCACGCACGGAGCGAAATAGCAATGTTGGATTAGCTATCCCTTCAGTTTGACACCTTAGGTCTGGCACATCTGGCATCATGCGTGGCGGCATGAACGCCATTCTGAAAGCAGACATTTGCCAGCGCACGCGTAATTCGGCCTTAAACGCCCGAAACGATTCCGGCTGACAGGGTGAGAGCTTGGACGTACTGCTCTGGTTATGGTTCATGCGAGTTCACCCTCAATTTGTATTTGCGGATCGGCAAGCGGAGCGCCGGTCAAAGTTTTTGGATCCGGGTATAGATCTGGACGCAATTCCCAAGGCGGAATGCCTGTGATTTCTGCGACAGTAAGCACTCGTTTTGGCGGGATTTTGCGCCATGAATGGATAGACGGCGCCTTAATATTGAGACGCCGAGCCAATTCAGTAGGGCCACCTGCCAATTTGATCGCTCTATCTACAACCGCTTCTTTCATACCCAATCAATAGGCAATGCCTAGCAATAATGCAATAGGCAAATGCTAGGTGATGGTAGGTGTTTCCTACTGATATAAAAAATTATGGATACATGGCCTGAACGACTGAAGCGGTTCCGTAATGCAACGCGCCTTTCTCAAGCAAAGGTCGCGCGGGCGTTAGGCATTGCACCAGCCTCAGTCGCGCAATGGGAAATAGGCCGCAGCAAACCTTCCCTAGAACGGCTGTCAGCTTTAGCTGCCCTTTATAATGTTTCGTTAGAAGAGCTATGCGGGAACGATTTAGGGTCGCCGAAAGAGGCATTACGTCACTCTAACTGCGATGGTAATCCATCGTTGCGGCTTCCTGTATCTGGGTTTGTCGCCGGGGCTGATCGTGTAGTTATCTTTGAAAATGGGGACATTCAAGAAGATGGCGAAGTACAGCTACCATTCCCAATATACGATGGAATAGTGCTGCGAGTTACCGGAGAATCTATGGTGCCCCGCTATAGACCAGGTGAAGTAATAGGCATTCGCTTACCTGGACGGCCATGCTTGGGCTTAAAGCTCATTGGGCGTGATGTTGTGGCTAAACTATCAGATGGCCAAGTGGTTTTGAAAACTGTGGCGGCAGGGCCAGAGACCGGTTCATTTGTATTAACATCAGTAAATCCAATGGTTCCTCCTATTTATAATCCAGAAATAGAATGGGCTGCGCCTATTGATTTTCATATGTTAGGATAATTTCATGAATGGAAAGTTTCTATACGCTGCTGGTGTAATGCTGTTACTTTCCGGATGCAGCGGGAATAGGTCAAATTCATACGATAATGTCTATTACCCTGATGTTAGCCCACAAGATGAAGCTGCTTGTGAACTACAGGTGGCGCAAATACTCGGCCCTCCAAGAGAGACATTAACAGGCACTCTTGACCAAATTGGACCTAGAAAGGCTCTTATGCAGAAGTGCTATTTTTCCAAAGGTTATAAACCTTGGATGAAAAACTAGGCATTGCCTATTGACTGACTAAGTAGGCATTGCCTAGTATCCCTCTATCGCCACGACGCGATGGAGGAATGAATGACACTTATTGCGGAACTCCGCACGGTATCGGATGCTGCGCTAGAGCGCTCCCGTGCTGCATCGCAGCTGATCACGGCCATTGGCCCGCTGCTAGACCCAACATTACCCACACCAAACGCCATGCAGGCTGCCCGCGTGCAGCGTGCTGCCCTGAAACTGGTGGATACCGCGCTGGAAGAAAGCGGCGCAGATGCCACCCGGTACGTAGGCTTTGGCTTGGCGGCACTGTATTGCGGCCTGCAGCCAGATACCTTCCATAGCCTATGTGAAAAAGGCAAAGGCCCGCGCTGCACCATAGTTGAAGGCAATGGCCTGTTTACTGTGGCCGCTCTGGATGAATGGATGGAAAGCATCCGCCAGAAGGAAGGTGCGTGATGGTTGATGCAAGCACCTGCCCAGTAAAATGTCTCGGCAGCCGATGGGAAGATGGGTGGAGATATTATATCTTCCGTGATGTGGTCGGTCAGGAGCGAAAGCTTACTTGGTCGCAAATGACACGGCGGCCTGACATTGTTGCGCTATTTGGCGGCAATATTAGCTGGTTAAAGTCTCATTTTCCGTATCATACAACCGTCATGAAATCACACCCCGATGGCAGCGTAAGCCACCATCGGATCGTATCGGATTTTATGATTTCAGATGCTGCTAACTGGCTAGCGTCTGAATGCCTTATTCAGGCTTCGGAAAAGCACCTCAAACACACAATTCTTGCAGAGGATCATACCCCATGACCTGCACACAATCCGCCACGTTCCCTGGCATGCGCATTATTCCCGTAGCCCGTGATGTTGTGGTGAAAGACCCAACCGGCAAAGGCCAGCACGCATACCCAACCATTGGCCGCGAAACACGCACGCTGATGTTTGGAAAAACACCTGTGAAACACACGGTAGTTTTTGCTGATGGCCAAACGCTGAACTTTCCACCAGCGTGGATTGTGCCGATTGCGGACACCATGCCGGACGCACCGCAGCATGGATCATTGGCGGAGTGCATGGAATGCCCCGATACCAGACAACACTAACGCGCAACCAGGCAGGCAGATACCAAGGCACGGTAACAGACCAGCGTACAGGTAATCAGATTGATTTCCCTGATTGCTGCAAGGAGCGCAAGGCAGGCCGCTGGATTGTATCGGGCAAAAGCACAACTCCCTGTCTGCCTGAATGGTTTTTGGAAATGCGTTCGATGGGTGATGGCTTGTTTGAAATAACAGCTACAGAGGACAGGAATTTCTCATCCGGTTTCCTGAATGCGAACAGGACGAAATAGACGGACAACGCGGCATCATTGGCTGGGCAGACGATGTGCAGCTGATTGCAGCACGAAAGGAGAGGGCGGCATGAGCAATCCAATTATGGAACGCTCATATGTAACAGATCTTCTGGTTACAGCATTGCTGGAGGCTAGTGTTGGGCAGATTGTCCAATACAAAGATCTCCAGCAGCTGGTGAACCATGATGTTCAGGGACGGCACAGATATCTTCTGGAACGTGCCCGGCATATCTGCATGCGGGATCATAAACGCGCCTTCACAACCGTGATGAATGTTGGCCTCCAGCGTACAGCAGCAGAAGATCTGGTGAAGTTAGGGAAAGGCCAGATCAAACGCGTGCGGAACGCCGCCAAAAAAGGCGCGGTTATTATGGATACCGTGCAACGCGCCGATCTGACAGAGCATCAGGCGCTGGAGCACGATGCCACACGCGGGATTCTTGCGGCCATACAAACTGCCAGTAAGCCACGCAAAAACAATCAGGCATCCAGAGCAAATGCAGATCCACAGGTGAAACTATGAGCACGATACAGAACGGTTGCGGCCTGCTAGCTGGACGGCAGGCAGACCGGAGCTGTTTGGTTCCCCTCGTGTCGCCGCGCATTGCCCCGCACCGCTACGCACCACTGCACGACACAACGCATCGCAACGCTACGGGGAGCAGAGCATCGGTTCTGTTCCTCGGAACGGTGCTTATCGTTCCACGATGCGCCATAGCGCGTCGCAGCTCCCCGCTTCGCTCCGCGCAGCAACACAACACAACACAACGAAAAGACGGGCGGCATCATGCTGCCCGTCACCTAACGGAACAAAGCCATGATCATTCGGAAATGTAACGTTAATATCAAAGGGGTTTCCCCTTATTCACCATCCAAACCCATTGCAGAAAAACCAAAGGAATATTCCCACAAGGAATGGGAAGAAATGCAGTGGCGTAACAAGGCGCACGTTGATGAACGGACAGGAAAAGTTTTTGTGCCGTTTATGTCTTTCAAAAAGGCACTGACATCATCAGCAAAGCTGACAATCCGCAAGGTTTCCGGAAAGGGAAATAAAACGTTCTCCAGCATTGTCCAGGCGGGCATCATGATTGATACGCCGCTGATGCTGGACATCACGCGTGATGATCTTATTCCGGAAAGCTTCCTATGCTCAGCTACAGGCGACCCAACAGGAAAAGGCTCACGCGTAATGCGCACCTTCCCGCGCATTGATGATTGGGGCGGCCTGCTGACTTTTCACATTTTCCAAGAAGATCTCTCAAAAGATGTTTTTGAAGAATATCTGGAAGAAGCAGGAATGATGATTGGCGTAGGACGCTTTCGCCCAGAAAATGGCGGCGTAAATGGTCGCTTCCAGATCCAGAAAACAGAGTGGGAAACACTATGATTAAAGAACTGAAAATGGGGTTTGGCGCAGGTGCCGCTATCTTAATCGGTATAAGCGCATGGATGGCAGCATATCCCTCTTATCGTGTTTATTCTGCCAAAATGCATGGTGAGGCGGAATTGGCTCAGGCAACGCAGAATAAACAGATTATTGTTCAGCAAGCCCAAGCAGAGAAAGAAGCTGAAGTCTTGAAAGCACAAGGCACAGCAGAGGCAAATAAGATTATCGGGAATAGTCTTGCTGGGAACGAGGCATATTTACGATGGCTCTGGGTAAACAAACTAGATAGCGGAGGAAACGAAAAAACCGTTGTCTATGTTCCAACTGATGGAATGGTGCCTCAGTTAGAAATGGGACGCATTGGCAACGGAGCAGTAAAGTGACCGAAACCCGCTCACCGTTTAACGGGAAGAAGAAAGAGCCAGTAGGGGGCGAACTGGAGATCGTTGGATATGCTGATAAACATGATCTTCCATTAACTCATGAAGATGATCTGCCTACTTATTATTCCAGCATATCTAGTGGCCCAGAAGACAATTACATCGAGCCTCTTGTCCGTCAATCAGATGCACAAGCCAAACTTGCCGAGCGTGGTGCGGAGATTACGCGGCTAAACCAGAAGATTACCAAACTGAAAGATATAATTGCGAGAGCAATGATCCAATCATGCTTACATGGTGCTGATGGAGATATTGGACGACTACGGCGCGTTGAAGCTGAACTGGAAGTAATCAACACCTTGAACAGTTCGGAAGGAATGATCCGTGAAAACTGCCCATGAGCCAACATGCTGCCGTATCAGTGCTCTTGCCGCGCGTTGGGATTGTTCGCCAACCAAGATCCGCCGAATGGTGGAAACTGGTGAGCTTCCATCCCTGCGCTTGGGCAGAATGGTGCGGATACCTATGCAGGCCATCAAAGAATTTGAAGAAAAACAATGCCAAACCCAGACGTCAAAGAGCCAAGATTGTGCCGAGTCTCCAAGCGAAGCACCTGGCACATCTATTACCAACGCAAACGCATCTCTACGGGCTGCGAAGATAGGGTTTCGGCTGAATTAGTCCTTCATAAGTTCAAGGAGGGGCTGCTAAAGCCAGAAATCCGGGCTGCGGGCATTTCTGGCATATTAGATGCGTACCATGCAGACCGCGTGAACAATGAAAAGCCCGGTGCGGAACGCATAGGCTGGTCTCTCAAGCCGTTGAAGGTATTTTTTGGGGATAAGCCGCCAGAAATAATTACACCCGATTCGTGCAAGAAATATACGGCTTTTAGGATTGGTGAAGGCGTTAAGGTCAGCACGGCAAGAACAGAACTGGGCACACTACGTGCTGCAATGCGGTGGGCTGTTAGAGAGGAAATTGTTTCCAAAGCCCCACGCACAAAGCTTCCGCCGCGTCCAGATGCACGCCAGCGCTGGCTGACAAGAGATGAAGCGCGGGAATTGGTAGGCTGTTGCGTAGCTGAGCATATCCGGCTGTTTGTGCTGTTAGCGCTGCACACTGCCGCCAGAAAATCGCATATTCTTACGCTGACATGGAGCCGTGTAGATCTGCAGGCCCGGATTATTGACTTCCGTGATCCTGCAAAAGTACGCACCAAAAAGGGCAGGGCACGCGTGCCCATTAACGATACGCTCTATGAAGCCTTGAAAGAGGCCTATGAGATGCGTGAAACAGAATTTGTTGTGGAATGGGCTGGTGATCAGGTTTCTTCTGTCAAAACAGGATTTAGAGCAGCAGCCAAACGCGCTGACCTGATCGGAATTACGCCACACACATTGCGGCATACGGCAGCCACATGGATGGCACAGGCCGGAATATCTTTGTGGGATATTGCTGGCTATCTAGGCCACAGCAACATCAAGATGGTGGAAGAAACATACGCCCACCACTGTCCAGATTACTTACGGACGGCGGCAGGCGTTTTGGGGTGA